TGGCAAGTGGGAAATGCGCAAAATTTGCGTATCGGTGGAGAGAGTAGTCTCGCTTTGCTCTCTCTATGAGCAAATAGAGTGTGGCCATGGCTGATCAGCTAGAGTTGGTGCGGGGGCGTCATGTTGGGGGCGGTTCGCGCAAAGGTATTCCCAACCGGACAACAGTTGCGGTTCGCAACGCTATCGTCGACGCATTCGAAAGAGTCGGTGGCGCTGACTACCTGGAACAAGTCGCGCGACAAGAGCCGAAGGTTTTCTGCGTTTTGTTGGCAAAGGTTCTGCCAAAGCAGACTGCCGACTCGGGAGTTGCCACCGTTTCCACGCTCTCAGACGCGGAAATACGCCAACGCGTAGCGGGTATGCTCCGCGAGGGGCTGAGCGCGGGGGGCATCGAGACGGGAGATGTCGTTGACGCTGAGGCGGTTACGGTAAAACCAGATGCGTCTTGAGAGGTATCCATGTCCGTTATTGTATTGCGTAATAGGTTTAAATCATAAACATCTAGCCATCCTAATGAATACCTAAAACCCCCTTAGGGGGGTGGGGAACTTACAGCGGAAACGGCGGCGTCTCCGCGAATCTCGCTATTAACCCGTGAAAGAACTCAGTCCCGAAGAGAAAGCCGAACTCGTCCTCTGCCTTGAGGAGCTCCAGCGCCGCAAGCGCGAGCGCCGTTTGCTCGGTTACTACCCAGACACTGGCCCCCTGCGGCGGGAGCTTTACAAGAAGCACACCGCCTTCTTCGAGGCGGGGGCGCGGTACAAGGAGCGCCTGATGATGGCAGCCAACCGCGTCGGTAAGACGGAGGGCATCGGCGGCTTCGAGATGGCGTTGCACCTCACGGGCCGGTACCCCTCATGGTGGCGCGGCCGCCGGTTCGACCGCCCGATCTCGGCGTGGGCGGCAGGGGACACCGGTAAGACCTCACGGGACATCTTGCAGACGAAGCTGCTGGGGCCGGCGGGGAGCCACGGCACGGGCCTCATCCCGAAGGAGGACATCCTGCGGGTGTCGGCGAAGGCCGGTATCGCTGACGCGGTAGAGATCATCATCGTCCGGCACGCCTCTGGCGGCGAGTCACGGTTAACGCTCAAGAGCTACGACCAGCGGCGCGAGAGCTTTCAGGGGACGGAGCAGGACATCATCTGGCTGGACGAGGAGCCGCCGCTGGACATCTATACGGAGTCGCTGCTACGAACGATGACGAACGACGGTATGGTGATGCTGACGTTCACGCCATTGCTTGGCATGAGCGAGACGGTGATGGCGTTCTTGAGGGACGGTGAGGTGTGTGAGCGGGCGGAGGGGACGAAGTACGTGGGGATGGCGACGTGGGACGACGTGCCGCACTTGAGTGCGAAGCAGAAGGAGGACTTGTGGTCGAGTATACCGCCCTTTCAGAGGGATGCGCGGTCAAAGGGCGTGCCGCAGTTGGGGGCAGGGGCGATTTATCCGGTACCGGAGAGCGAGCTTGTGGTGCCGGACTTTGAAGTGCCGGTGCACTGGCCTCGGGTGTTTGGGATGGACGTGGGCTGGAACAAGACAGCGGCGGTGTTTGGCGCGTTAGACCAGCAGAGCGACACGTTGTACTTGTACTCGGAGCACTACCGTGGGCAGGCGGAGCCGGCGATTCACGCGGAGGCGATTAACGCGCGTGGGCGCGGTATCCCTGGGGTGATTGACCCCGCCTCCCGTGGCAGAACGCAGGTCGACGGGCAGCAGTTATTTGTGCGGTACCGGCAGATGGGCTTGGACTTGACGGTGGCGAACAACGCGGTTGAGACGGGGATTTACGATGTGTGGCAGCGGATGTCCACGGGGCGCTTGAAGGTGTTCAAGAGCATGACGAACTGGGTGGCGGAGTTCCGGTTGTACCGGCGGGACGACAAGGGCAGGGTTGTGAAGGAGAACGACCACTTGATGGATGCGACGCGGTACTTGGTGGTGAGCGGGCTGAACCGAGCGGCGTTGAGTCTGAAGAAGCGGATGCAGAAGCTCATTGACGTGGTACCGGTGATGAACTTCTTCTCGAGGAAGTAGCAAGCCACTAGCCTCCTGAGCCCCCAGCCCCTACCCCGAGCCCCATTGACACAAGCCCTTAAACCCGCATGATGATGAGCATGAAGAACGATCCGGTTAAGGTCCACGCGGACGCGCTTGCGGAGTTTGACCGCATACAAGAGGTACTCAGGAACGAGCGTTTGCAGTGCCTGCAAGACCGCCGGTTTTGTTCGATCCCCGGGGCTCAGTGGGAGGGGCCGCTTTCTGAGCAGTACGAGAACCGGCCGAGGTTTGAGGTGAACAAGACGCAGCTGGCGGTGATGCGCATCATCAACGACTACCGGTCGAACCGCATCACGGTGGAGTACGTACCGCGCGAGAAAGAGTACGAGAATCTGGCGGAGACGTGCAACGGGCTCTTTAGAGCGACGGAAGTGGACTCAAGCGCGGAAGAGGCGTATGACAACGCCTTTGAAGAGGCGGTGACCGGTGGGTTTGGGGCGCTGCGTTTGCGCAACGAGTACGAGGACGAGTACAGTGGGGAGAGCGACGAGCAGCGCATCTGCATTGAGCCGATTTACGACGCGGACTCCTCGGTGTACTTTGACTTGAACGCGAAGCGCCAAGACAAAGCGGACGCGAAGAGGTGCTTTGTGATTACGGCGTTAACCCGCGAGGACTACGAAGCGGAGTGGGGGGATGATCCCACGACATGGCCAAAAGAGATTACCCGCACCCAGTTCGACTGGCAGACGCCGGACGTGGTGTACGTTGCGGAGTACTACCGCGTGGAGGAGACGACGGACTACATGGTGACGTTTGAGGGGCTTACGGGGGACGAGGAGAAGGAGCTTTTGTCGGTGCTCAAGGAAGGCAAGATGGAGGAGATGGAGGCGCTTGGGTACAAGGAAGTTAAGCGCAAGAAGATTAAGCAGAAGAAGGTTCACAAGTGGATTATGTCTGGGGGCAAAATCCTTGAGGACTGCGGGTACATTGCGGGGCGGTGCATCCCGATTGTGCCGGTGTATGGGAAGCGGTGGTTTGTGGACAACGTGGAGCGGTGCATGGGGCACGTTCGGCTGGCGAAAGATATGCAGCGCCTTAAGAATATGCAGCTCTCTAAGCTCGCAGAGATTTCGGCGCTCTCGTCCATGGAGAAACCCATCTTCATGCCTGAACAGGTAGCGGGGCATCAGGTGATGTGGGCGGAAGATAACCTCAAGAACTACCCGTACCTGCTGGTGAATGGGATTACGGACGCGCAAGGCGCGGTGCAACCGGCGCCGCCGTTGGCGTACACGAAATCCCCTCAGATTCCGCCGGCGATGGGGGCGCTTTTGCAGGTAACAGACGTCGATATGCAGCAGCTCCTTGGGAGCCAAGGCAACGGGGACAAGATGGTGTCCCACGTTACGAGCAAAGCCGTGGACTTGGTGATGCAGCGGCTCGATATGCAGAGCTACATCTACGTCTCCAACATGGCCAAGGCCATTAAGCGCGTGGGCGAGATTTGGCTGTCCATGGCTAAAGACGTGTTCGTGGAAGATAAGCGCAAGATGAAGGTTGTGACGTCCAACGGCGAGCAGGACGAGATTGAGCTCATGACACCGGTGATTAACCCTGAGAGCGGTGAGCTTGAGTACGACAACGACCTGTCTGAAGCCGAGTTTGACGTGGCGGTGGACGTGGGACCGTCTTCAACAACGAAGCGGCAAGCGACGGTGCAGGCGCTGCTCTCGATGATGGCGGTAACGCAAGACCCTGAGACGATGAATGTGCTATCGTCCATGGCGATGATGAACATGGAAGGCGAAGGGCTTGGGGATGTGCGCAGCTACTTCCGCAAGAAGCTGCTGAAGATGGGCGCGGTTAAACCCACCGAGCAAGAGGCTCAGGAGCTCCTTGCAGAGGCCCAGAACGCCCAACCGGACGCACAGACGCAGTACTTCGCAGCAGAGGCGCAAAGGGCAAATGCGCTCGCTACAAAGGCACAGGCCGACACGGTGCTCACGCTGGCAAGAGCCGAAGAGACGAGGGCGAAGACCGAAGAGACGATTGCAAAGGCTGGTCAAATCGACCAGGACAAGGCGATGAAGCTGGCCGATCGCATCGAAGACGATGTGCAGAAGCTGGCGGCACCGGTTATGCCGGCAGCGCCCATGCAAACATTTTAGTGGACAAGCCCACTAAGTAAGAAAAAATGGAGAACAACAACACGGCAGTAGATGCTGAAGTTGTCTTGGAAGATGAGGAAGCTCCCGTAGCGGAGGCTGTGGCTGAGGAGACCGGTGCGCCGGTGGCCTCGGAGCCAGCTAAAGACGGTGTAGCGGACTCTTCGGAAGAGATTGACGTCAGTATCGGGGATTCGCCGACCCAGAAAGAGGACGCAGAGAAGGCACCTGAATGGGTGCGTGAAGTGCGTAAAACCAATCGGGAACTGCACCGTAAGAATCGGGAGCTAGAGGAGAAGCTGAAGGCAATATCGGCAACTGAGAACAATCCGGTTGACCCTGGGCCGAAGCCGACACTGGAAGGCGCCGATTACGACACGGAGAAGTACGAGACCAAGCTGGCAGAGTGGTTTGACCGGAAACGGAAAGCCGCTGAACTCCAAGCCAAGGCCGAGGAAGAGCAGCAAGCCCAACAAGCAGAATGGCAAAAGAAGCTCGAGAACTACGCAAAGTCGAAGACTGAGCTGAAGGTTCGAGACTACGAAGATGCCGAGGCTGCGGTGCAAGAGGTACTGAACGTCACTCAACAAGGCATCTTGTTGCAGGGCTCAGACAACTCGGCACTTTTGGTTTATGCGCTGGGCAAGAACCCGAAAAGAGCGAAGGAACTCTCGGAGATAAAAGACCCCGTGAAGTTCGCTTTTGCGGTATCGAAGCTCGAATCACAACTCAAGGTGACAAAGAAAACTGCTCCTCCTCCAGAGAAGACCCCACCGTCAGGCGGGGCAAGGTCAACCGGTGGTTCCGACGAAGTGTTGGAAAACCTACGCGCAAAGGCCGAGCGCACCGGTGATTACACGCAGATTTTGGCCTACAAACGTCAATTGCAGTTAAAAAAGTAACCTATGGCTAACTCGTTCAATAAAGAAGAGCGCGTAGCGTTTGAAAACCTCCTTGAGGGGTTCAACGACGCGCTTGTCCTCTCCCGTAACGTCTCAATCTATAACACAGACCAGACGATGATGGAGCGCACCAACAACGTCATCTGGCGCCCACAGCCCTACATCGCGACTTCGATCTCGAATGCAGGGGTTGGGACGGACATCACCAGCGTTGGTGGCTACTCCAGCTACACTCAGCTCGCGGTACCCGCCAGCATCAACCAGACGCGCACGGTCGCTTTCGAGCTCAACGCTCAAGAGCTTCGTGACGCTCTGCAAGAGCAACGCCTTGGCAACTCCGCCAAGCAGAAACTTGCTTCTGACATCAACGTGTCGGTGCTGAACATCGCGGCCAATCAGGGCACGCTGGTGGTTAAGCGCACGGCCGCTGCAGGTGCTTCGAGCGGTTTCGATGACGTCGCCCAGTGCGAGGCCATCTTCAACGAGCAGGGCATCATGGACGGTGACCGCTACCTCGCGCTCAACACGCGGGACTACAACGGCCTCGCTAACGACCTTGCCAAGGCTTCGCGCTCCTTCGGGAACCAGAAGTCCGACAAGGCGTATGAGCGTGCGTATGTTGGCATGGTAGCGTCCTTCGACATCTACAAGCTCGACTACGCGGTGCGGTTGGCTGCTGGATCTGCTACAGCGACCATCAACACGACCGACGGTGCAGCGAACTACTACATCCCGAAAGCCATCTCGACTTCGCCAACGACGTCCGAGCGGCTCAACGTGGATAACCGTTTCCAGTCGCTGACGGTGGCAGTTTCCGCTGGCGCTTTGGCGGCAGGGGACGCATTCACCATCGCAGGCGTCAACGCAGTGCATCACATCACCAAAGGCGACACCGGCCAGCCTAAAACCTTCCGTGTCATCTCGGCGAGTGCGCCTGCTGCTGGTAGCCAAGCTATCGTCATCAGCCCTCCGATTATCTCCAATCAGGTTGCTAACGCGGCTTCCGCGCAGAACCAGAACTGCGTGGTGAACACGAAGGCATCGAACTCCTCAATCACGCTCTTGAACACGGCGGCAGCTCCTGTGAACTGCTTCTGGCACAAGGACGCGATTGAAATCCTCCCTGGCCGCTACTCGCTCCCCGACAACGCTGGCGTTGCGGTGATGCGCGGTTCAACCGACCAAGGGCTGGAGCTCGTTATGACCAAGCGTTTCGATCAGAACACCCTCACGACCAAGTATCGTGTGGACACGTTCTACGGGGTTGTGAACAAGCAACCCGAAATGAGTGGTATCATCCTGTTCAATCAGGTATAGTCACCTCACGGGGGGTGGCCCTTCGGGGCCATCCCCTTAACTTTACGCAACTTATGCCGCTCAAGAAGGGTTATTCGCAGAAGACAATCTCCTCCAACATCGGTAAGGAGATGAAGGCCGGTAAACCGCAGAAGCAAGCGATTGCAATCGCGCTCTCAACGGCTCGCAAAGCGAAGCAAGCGGCTGGAAAACCCGTTGGAAAACTGAAAAAATGATTGAGTTTCCTGCAATGGTGTACCGCTCGCCAGGGAAGAACCCTGCGCGTTATGGCACCTTCGATTACTGCGGCGTCGAATCCCAAGAAGAACTCGATGAAGCCCTCTCCTTGGGCTGGAGTTTGACTGTTGAAGAGGCGGTGGACGTCTATAACAAGGCCGTGGAAGACGCTGTAAGGCTCAAGAACGAGCCTAAGGTCAAGATTGTGGTCAATGAGCCGGAATCCGAGGCCGCGCCCCTTCCTGAGGCTGCTGGCGAGCCGGTTTTGTTGGCTGAAGACGAAGAAGAAGAAGATAAACCGCGCCGCAGGCGCAAATGACGCATGGGATACACTAAACGCCAGTTTGTTGAGGCCGCTTTTGAGGAACTTGGACTGGCGTCTTACGTGTTTGACCTAACGCCTGAAGAGCTTCAGTCGGCGGTTCGCCGGTTGGATGCCATGGTAGCGCAGTGGTACGCGAAAGCCATCCAGATTGGCTATCCACTGACCAACTCGCCCGAGAACGCGGACTTGGACACCGAGACGAACGTGCCGATTACCGCGAACGAAGCCATCATCTTGAATCTGGCGATGCGGATTGCTCCGCAGTACGGTAAATCGCCATCCCCAGACACCAAGTTGGGGGCGATTGCCGGTTACCAGACGCTCCTCATGCAGAGCGCCAACGTCCTTCAGCAGCAGTACCCTTCTCAGATGCCTTCTGGCGCTGGCAACAAGGACGTGGACTGGCCGTTCTTACCGGTTCCGTCCATCGCACCCATCGAGCAACAACCCAACGGTCAGCTTCTCTTCCTCTAACATGGCTATTCAAAATCTCGATAACGTCGACAGCATCAGCAACTCGACGTTGTTTGCGGTCAACCAGAACGGGCTCGACTACAACTGCACAGCAGCGGTGGTGGCTGATTTCATCGAGCAAAACGTCACGGTCAACGACGGCAAGGTCATCCAGTACGCCTCGCCCATCGCCGGCTCGACGGTGGCGATTAGCGGCACCAACAACAGCGTGTGGCTGGTGCTCACGCCAACGAGCACGGTGGCTACGCTGACGATCCTGCTCCCTGAGGTGTCGGGCTGCGCTGCAAACCAAGAGATTCTCGTGAACACGACGCAGACCATCACCGCGCTCACGGTGAACTTGAACGGTGCTGTGGGCGGCGGCGTTCCGACGACTCTCGCAGCAAATGGTTTCTTCAGACTCCGGTTCGAGCCGGTCATCCAAAAATGGTATCGCGTAGGCTAATATGACACTCCCATTCAATCCCTCTTACGGCAGCGGACAAACCCAGTCAGCAACTGGAACCTCCGCCCAGTACAGCATCCGCTCTGGAACCCGCAGCATTTGCGTGACCAACACGGGCTCGACCAATCCCGTGTTTGTACGCATCGGGCAGGGCGCGATTACCGCAACAACCGCTGACTACATCGTCATGCCGAGCAGCCAAGTCTCTCTTGGGAAGTTCGAGGACGATAACGTCATTGCAATCATCTCGCCTTCTGGAACGACGGTTAACTTCATCTGCGGCGCTGGCCTGTGATTCGTTACCTCTCAAGACGACGCTCGAAGACGCCTGCGGGGCCCACAGTGACCCCGCCAGGGCCGCCTCCCGCCGCGTCGTTCTACCTGCGCCCTGGTGGCGGAACGAACTACTATCGCCGACCAGGCGGCGTTGACCGGTACATCAGACCCTAAAGCATATGCCTGACATTACAGTATCCTCTGACATCGACTCCTTCATGCAGTCTGCCAACCGGCAGGCCGCGATGGACAACCTCGCCGGCGCAACGACCTCCGGTCAGTACCTTCGCGGGAACGGATCGGACGTTGTTATGTCGGCAATCCAAGCTGCTGACGTCCCAACGCTCAACCAGAACACCACCGGTACAGCTGCCGGTCTCAGCTCGACGCTCATCGAGAC